TACTATTTTAGATTTGTTTAAAACAAAAAAAGCCACCCCCTAAAGAATGGCTTTCATATATGGAAAACAAACAAAAATTACAATAGACCCGCGATAATAGTTGGGTCAACTTCATAAGCTAACTCTTCGTTTTCAGCAGTAAGAGTCAAAGAATACTTCGAGCCATCTGCACGAGTAGTTCCCGAACCTTCACCAACTGCCGTAACTTGCATATAAGGGAAGTACCAAAACTTACCATTTGCATCTCCTACGATTACAGCTAAGTATTGTTGACCAGCACCCATAACTTTTATAGCTTTGGATTTTTCTTGGTCGCGTCTATGTAGCATCAAATTTACTGTTTGAGTAACATAAGAAGAACCATTAATAAGGTCGATATTTGCTTCTTCGGTGTAAGAACCTACGTTTCTTTTAAATTCGATAGGAACGAATACATCTAAAACACCGGTTAAAGTGATAGCAGTAACTTCCCAATTAGTACCAGTTTCGTTGGTAGTAACCGAAGCTATGTTATCTTGTTGGTTTACGTACAACGTATAAATTCCTCCGGAATTATTGTCGCACGATTTTGTGATTGTTTGTAATGTTGCGCAAGACATATATTTATTTTTTAAAGTTTCAAAAAAAAGGGTGGCGATTAGTCACCACCCCTTACCTATGAAATAAAGTTTATTAATCGAAACAAACGTTATAAACTACGATTTCAGTTGGATTAGTATGGTAGAAACCTACTTTCAAGTTTGCTCTTGTACGGATGTACGGCTCAGCAACTGTGTCAGAAAGGTTAACCGCTTTCAACGCTTTAGAATCACCTTCAGCATCGAATGCGTAGATAAGGTTATTTTTCAACGTTAAAATCATAGTGTTATCCGGCATACCTTCACACACGATTACTTGAATACCTAAGTAAGATAAACCTAAAGGTAGAGTAACGTAAGTTTGAGTGTTACCAGTTGCAGCAGCTAATTCGTATGCTTGTGCTACGTTAGCAGAAACATAGAATCTTAAATCTCCTTTTTTGAATTTAACAGTTGAAGGAGCAGCAGTCCAAACGGCTTGCATTTTAGCAAGTACGTTAGTAGAGTCAATAGCACCACTATACAAACCTTCTACGCTTGTGTCAGCACAAAGTTTTTTCAAGTGACCATCACACAAAGCAAGTACGCCTTCTCCTTCGGTGTCACCTTGCCATCTAATTAATTCGATGTCTTCACCGATTTGTTTTGACATAGTGTCCCAATAGTAAGACATAAAAGAAGCTACTGTGAAATCTCCATTAGAACCTTTAGCCATTTGCAAAGCAAGGAATGATTGCTCAAGGTCAAACTGACAAATTTGTGCCATAGCTGACAAAGGACATACATCGATGTCGATAGCGTTAAGCGTGTCAGTCGGTGCAGAAAAGTTACAAGTAGATGCTTGTAATATGCTTCCGAAAGTTACGTTAGCCAATTTAGTAGCCGACTTGATACCTGGAAGTGTACGGAAGTTATCCGCAGTAGTGTCAGTTAAGTAAGCACGAGAGTAGAACTCTTCGGGGTTTGCGCACAATAACGCGTTTGTTTCAACGTCTAAGTCGAATTTTAATTTACGATTCATTTTTATTGATTTTTAAAGGTATTACGAAATGCTTTGAATTTATCGAATGCGCTCATTTTAACTTCTTCGATAACATCTTCTTCTTCTTCTTTTTCCATTATGCGCTCTTCAACTTGGTTCTTCAAGTCAGCGATAATAGCAAGTAAAGAATTAACTTGTTCTTCAATTATTGGTTTAACGATAGCTAAGATAGCTTCAGCGTCAGTAGCCGGATCAACAGCCATAGCCTCTTCTACAACTTCTTCAGTAGGCTCTTCGGTTGTTTCTTCTTTTACTTCTTCTTCTACTACGTCTTCTGCCATAGTAACCTCTTCTTGGCATTCTTCCTCAACTTGAGTTTCAGCCATTTCTTGGTCTTTAACCTCGATAATTTCTCCGTCTTTTACTACGTAGATTTTACCTTCGATTAAATGTTCTCCGTCTGGTAACTTCATTGTATTTAATTTAATTTGATTACTTAGTTTCAGACCTAAAAAACCTTCAATAGAGAAACCGATTTGTTCGTCTTTTACTAATTTCTCGTAGTAGTCAACATCGGTAACTTGAGCAGTCAACATTAAAGTTCCTTTCGGCACTTCTATTCCGTAGCTTGTATACGCCTTGTCTTCTCGTGGTTTCTCCACAATCCAACTTTCAAGTATGTAAGCGGGAACAGTTTTCTCGGTTTCGTGTTCTAAGTTAAATAAATCTCTATTGTTTAAGTCACGCATAAACTTCGTGTAGATTTGTTCTATAACCTCTTCGGTAAATTGAACGTAATACTCACCGCTTTCGTCGTCGCGTCTATAAATCTCCATTGGAATCATAGCGGGTGCAACGATTCGGTATTTAGTAGCGTCAGCAAAAAAGAACGATTGCGCTTGATTAAAAGCCATTCCTTTAACTTTTATAGCGGGTGTTGAAGTGAATGCTATTTGCTCGATGCCTAAATCCTCTCCGTCGGAGTATTCTGGATCGATAGTGATTTTATAGATAGGTAAATCTTTACTCATTTTGTACTATATTAAAAAGTGTGTTATATTTGTTAAAAAAAATATGATAGAAATATTAGGAAAACAAATTCCGAATCAGTTAAACGAGTTAACTATTCAGCAGTTTGAAGATATTACGGAGATTCATAACGATTCGTCTTTAGATATAATCGAAAAACATATCAAAGTATTTGAACTTTTAGGAGTAAGCGAAGACGAAATGGTAGAAGCCGACATAGACTTTGAAACATTTAAGAAATACGTTCAAGAATTTAACCAAAAAACTGACGCGTCGATAATCAAAGAAGTAGAAATAGACGGATATAACTACAAAGCCTACGAAGAAGAGTTTAAGTTATCGGTAAAAGATATGAAAGTCATCGAAAAAATAATTAACTCTAAACACAAAGGTTATTTAAGTGAACTCGTAGCCGTATTATTTAAAAGAACGGATTTATCGAAAGTCGAACACTACGACAAAGCACACATCAAACACAAAGCGAAGTTATTTAGAGAACAAAAAGCAGAGTTAGCAGTACCTTACTTAGTGCATATAGGACAAAAATTCTCTAAACAAATAGAAAATGCTACTGCCGAAGTCGTGGAATGATATAGATGTTCTACAATTTAAAGAACTTCGTACACTAAAAGAAATTCCGGAACTATTTTCTCGTGAAATAGAAGCCTTAGCTACTCTAACTGGTCTTCCTTCAGAAGAATTAGAAGACTACGACGTAGACGAAATTCAAAAGTTTATGAAGGAATTACATTGGATAAACTCCGAACCACCTAAGAAGTATAAATTAGAAGTCGCTAAAATGAATTTTAAGGAATTTAACAAGCTAACTTTAGGCGAATTTATAGATATAGAGTATTTCTTTAGCAAAGACTACATAGAAAATATTTCAGAAATAGCTGCCGTATGTTACAAAAAGACGAAGAAGAACGAATGGAAGGAAACAATTTACGAACCTTATACTTATTCGCCTTTTGATAGGGCATATCTATTTGACGAAATACCTATACCACATATCTACGGAATAATTCCAGAATACTTGTCTTTTAGAGATAACTTTATGAAGACTTACGCTAATTTATTCGAACCCGAGTTTGAAGAAGAAAGCGAAGAAGATATTAAAGACCTTACACCGGAAGAAAAAAAAGAAATACAAGAAGAACAAAAGATTAAGAAATGGTCGTGGGAACGACTACTATACTCTATATGCAACGAAGACCTAACTAAGATAAGTCAAGCTTCCGATTTGTCGCTAATCTTTGTGTTTAATATGTTATCTATGAAGAAGGAACTTAACCTTTAAAAGTTAACGCTCCTAAGAACTCCCCACCGATAGGGTTAAAAGAATATATTATACTTCGCTTTTCACCTAAAATTGTAGCAACTTGTAACAAAGGGTATCGTTGAGTCATCCATTCAGTATATTGGTCGAATATCTCCGAACTCACACCGCTACTATTCATTAAGTCGGTAAGTTTAGCGCAGAAATCATAAGACGCAATAACACCGCCATTCCATAAGTTCGCTCCATTATTTAAGAATCCAAAATAGTACATCGCATTTATTTGAATATTTAATTCTCCTAAAGCGGGAATCTCTGCGTTAATACGAATTGACTCGTATAATGCGCCGGTATCTATAGCGTCGTATTCACGAATCAAAGATTGAAGTAACTTTTGAATCTTTACGCGCGTCTTATACTTGACGTAGAATATTCCGTTATTTGCGT